GTCAGGTTGCTCGTTCCGATGTAGCTTGTCGGGAACGACTTGCCCCATGCCGCGCCAGGGGTCAGGATGTCCATGTGGATGACGGTTCCCATGAATAGAATGCCCGTCATGTCGGGAACGCTCGGCAACAGGCCCTTCTTCATCTCCCATGAGGTTGTGAACTGTTGCTGGGTCTGAAGAGCCGATGCGATGTACCCGAAGCAGTTCGGGGTGGTGATGGTCAACTCAGGAGTCTCGCCATTGCAGAACTGAATCTGCCGGATGAGGAACTGAATCAGAGCGCGAACGCTAATCGCTGCCGCCGATCCATCGGAGTTGCCGAAGAAGAACGGGATGGAGTTGTTGGCGCTCGAAATCGCTCCGTTGCGAACCTGCTGCCCGTAGTTGGTGAACACGTCACCCTGCCACGAGTTGTTCAAGCCGTCATTCAGAGCCTCGGCCATTCCATTGACCGCCGTGGTACGGTTGCTGGCAATCTGACCGCTGACCGCTGCCTGACCGTGCCAGTATCCGTCTACCTCAACGTTCGTCGCAATGGAGGCGATAGCGTTGCGATAGTACAAATCCTTGAGCTTGATCTTCGCGTTCGGCCCCTTATTCTGGACCTGAACCGAGAACGTCTCCAGCATATCGCGGGAGGTGTACAGGCGGGGAGAGAATGCCATCGCCGCGAGTTGCTGGACGTGCTCGATGTCGAAGTTCGTACCCGGCGAAGCGGAGCCAGCCGCAGGCGAACCCATGATGAACGGCTCCTCCATCAGCTTGCCGCCGCCGAACGGGTCGATAGCCCCGATGGCCCTCATGTGTTGCTGATAGGCCGTCTCGACAAACCAGTTGTCGTAGGCTACATCGGCAATGTAGTCGTTGAAGGTACTAGCTTGGACATCGCCATTAAAGGTAGGATCGGACATTTGATTCTCTCCTCAAAACTGAATTACTGAACGCGGCTTCCCGCGAGTAAATCCCTGTACTTCTCCTGCCGTGCGGCGTTCGATGCCTCACGTCCCACCGAAGTCTTCCATGAATCCTTCTTCTCGGCAGGCAACTCCCTGAACTTGTCGAATTTGCTGGCGCTCGGAGTAACTGTCTCTCCGTTCGAGCCGTGCTTCTGTTCATACTCGGCGATGGCGGCTTTCCGAGCTTCGTCACGGATACCGTCCTCGTACTTCTTCTTCTTTTCGGCTTCCTTGGCCTGCTCTTTTCCAGCCAGATCGTACTTGCGGTCGATGTACGCACGCAAAGTCTCGCCGGGGCGCTTGGCTTTGTCGAAGTCCTCGTACTCTGTAACCGGGTCCAACTCTTCGCCGGTCAACTTGCGATACCTGTTCGACAGGGAGATTAGCTCCATGTTGACTTTGGCGGCGGTAACGATGTCGGAGGTGTAGTCTTTCGCGGAAGGAGTTTCGTCTTTCTTCGGAGGGGGTGCGGCGGATTCGTCGATCCACGCATCGGGAACGTCGTAGCCTTGAGCCTTGAGACTCTTCAGATACTCCGTCTTCTCGGCCAACTTCGCCTGGGCCTTGGCGTACTCCTGATCTTTCTTGGTGTACGTGGGAATCAGAGTCTCCTCATTCCACTTCTTGAGATTCGTCTCGATTTCCTGAGCCTTCAACATCGCCGTCTTGCCGTTCTCTGCGTCGGTTATGAAGCCCTCAAGAATCGAAGTGTAGGCCGGGTTGCCGATCATTGATTCAGCAACATCGTCCGCTACTCCACGCGCCTTCAGAATCGCTCTTATGTCCATAGTTCCTCGCTAGATGGGTGGTGCCTGTGGTTGGGATGGAGATGTAGTCGCCGATACTTTGGACTGCACCTGCTGAACGAGTTTCTGAATCCCATCTGCCTGCTCGGAAGCGGCAGGAAACACCTGACCCAGCATCTGCGAGAGTTTCGCAAGCTGCATCACGATCTGGACAACTGCGCCAGAAGGCGCTCCACCTCCACCCTGCGGTGACTGAGGAGCGCCCTGCGGTGCGGGTTGTGGCATGGTTGCCATTACCGTTTACGTCTCGTCTTGTGCTCGGTGGCCTTGAAACCGCCGTGGATCTTCAGATCCTTGCGGGCCTTGCCCTTGTGCTTGCTGTGCTTGACACGCTTGACATGCTTCATGGTGTTTCTCCTTTGGTTGAGATCAAAATAGAAAAGGCTCAGAGCCTTTTCCGCTCTGAGCCATGTCTGCAAATCCAAAGGACGCATCCAGAATCTCGTTAAAGCAACAATACACCAAAACCCCAGAAGTCAACAACTATTTTTTGTCGTTCTCTGTTTCCGTCATCCGGCGTATCTCCGTGAACACCACGTCATTGACCCCTCCATTGCCTGGAAAGTTGACCTCGAAACGCCCTCTCCACTTGTTCGCTCGAAAGAACGTGAAGAGCTTTCCGATGGTTGTTTCATCCTTTGCGCCTTCCCATTTGGCGATGGCGTGGCCTTGCAATTTCACATCGAACTCCGGCTTGAACTCTTCCATCTTGCTCTCCTTAGCTGCTAGTGATTGTCGAACGTGGTCCTTCCGCGCTTCCCTTTGACTTCATGTGCGGAGGCTTGTTCCCGGTAGGGGGTCGCCCCGGCTTCGCTCCACCAGCCCCACCTTGAGCCTGCGGAGGACCGGCAGCGCCTTGTGGCTGAAGAGATGTAGCCAACTCCTTCATCTTTTCCGCAAACTCCAACTTCATCTTCTGTTCGCTCTGCCACTTCTCTACTTCCGTGTTGCCTTCCAATGTTCCCCAGTTCGGTATGTCGAGAGCCTTTGCCACCGTCTCCGATGAGACGATTCCACCGCTGCGCTGATACTGAAGCAAAGTCATCTTCTGCTTCGTCTGCACCTCCCCATGAAGCGTACCTGGGGCCACTTGTGCGTGGATGTTGCCGCAGAAATTCTTCACCCGATCCATTCGCGTGTAGATCGACGGCCCTTCTTCGGGATTCTCGTCAGGTCCGTGCGAGGGAACCAACTCTTCAGGATTGAAGTCGAAGACCTCTTTCGACACTCCACCCGGCCCCACGTACTGCATGATCCTTCCCGTGGGGTAATACTGCATCACGTCGTAGAGGACCATCTCCATGATCTCGCTCATCGGCGATTCCATGCCATGAGAGATGTCCGTGGCAATCGGTCCAGCTTCTTCCTGAGCCTTCTCTATAGCGTTGTCTGCTGAGGCTATCTTGGCTTTGGCGAGGTTCTTGAGAGCGTCGAGGCCCAACATATAGTCCTCGTCGTCGCAGAGCGTCTTGAGCCAGTTGAAGCCCCATTCAGGGATACTCAGCAACTCAACCGGGAGAAGCGTCTTGATTACCTTCTCATCCACTGGACCATCTACGCCGAGTCTGACCCCCTCCTCGTAAGGGTCGAACTTATCCATCGTCTTGCGGTTGATGCCTGCGTCCTTGTTGTACATCATTGCCGGGTCGAATCTCTGTTTTGCCGTCTGGCTCAATCCCCGCATGAACGAACGGCGCTCGTCTCCAACCGATGCGATGTCTTCCGCCAGAGAGTACCCCGGCTCAAACGGCCATTCGTCAGCCGAGAACCTTGCCAGCGGATGCATCCCGTGCCAGTCGTGGAAGGGTCCATCGTAGATCGGAACATCCATCCCGGTCTGAGTAATGAACAGCCGAAGGTTCGGATAGAGGAAACAGTCCTCCTCTTCAGCCTTGCGCGTCTTCCTGATCCCCGCCTGCACGAACTCCGCTGTCGGCAACTCCTGACCGAGATAGGGAACGATGTAAGATTCCATCGAACCCGGCCTGCCCATCGGCATCGGCTTCTTGGTGTCGTTCATGCTCAGGTCACGGACGGTCGTGTATCGAATCTCATCCATTACCGCCGTCCACGCCGCCGAACTCATGTCCCCATTTCCAGCCCGGAATCTCTGCGCCAGAGTCATGCGGTCTTTTGCCGCGTTGCCGCTGTACCTTCGTCGAGCAATCGGACGGAGCTTCGATTGAAATCGTGGGAACTTGGCGTGCGCCTCGTACTCAGGCATGAATCGAATCCTGGTCCACGCATAGCACCCCTGAACGCTGTTGTCGTCTGGAACCTGAAAGGGAAGGCAGTCGTTGCAGGAGTACACGTCGAAGTCAACTCTCTTGGCCGACTTAGCCTGAAGACGGATATTCCGGTAGACAGGGGAGATGAACGAGTACCCACCTGCCACAAGCCACTGAGTCGTTCTCTTGAAGTGCTGAGGAAACTTGCCTTCAAAGTAGACCGCTCTCCAGACCTTGTTGAGCATCGTCAGGAAGGATTGATATGCGGGGTTTTCAGAAGAGTAACCGTCAACGGGCCGAATGTCGGCGATGTTCGCCACGACTTCACGTAGCGCCCGTTTCTCGCGGTTGAAGTTCAGATTAGAACGGGACTGGTTGGGGAGTCTCGCATCACGGCCTGAGATCATCCCGATAGCACGTTCAACATCTTTCCCTGCCGTCAGGCTTGCGTTGTACTGCTCTCCAGCGGAAACTACATCGGCTACCCATGACATTCGAGCGGAAGCATTGTCCCGGCCTTCGTTCGGTGGTGGTTGCCAATGTCTAGTATCTTGATCGTCCCTGCTCATGGTCTTTCCTCTTCTTGCTGAACCAAATCCAGCGATATGGGAGTGAAGAGATGCGATCCGAACGTCAATTCCGTGATGAGAAGATCAGCCCCATCAGTTATCGCTTTTCTCTCCTCGTCTGTAAATCTGAATCGGACGGTCATTCCCTGCGTTCCGTCTGTATACTTCACTGGAAGGATGATGATGGGAAGGTATTCCGGTTGGTCCAATGCGATGACCCGCTCAAGACCGACAGAATCTTTACCGTGTACAGGAGAGACAGAGTTCATGCCATAGCCTCCACCAGTTTGCCGATCTGGTTCACTTCGTTGTCCTGCAATCCACGCTTCTTGTTGAGCAGTGCCGCCTTCGATGTGGACTCTTCCTGTTGCTCGATGACCAGACTGGCGCGAGTCAAGTCAGGTTCATCGGCGATGATGCGATAGAGCAACCGATCTTTCTCTTCAAGGCTGGCGAGTGTCTGTTTGGTCAGGCGCTCATCTTCAGCCGAGATGCACCCCTGAGCCAGCCTAAGTTTGCAGTTCGCCTTCAGGCGCTCACGAGCCGTCGCGGAACGCATGTGTTCCTCAACCTTCATGTTTCGGAATCGGTTGTACTCCTGAGCGGCCATGCGGCGGGAGAATTGCTCGACCTCAGAGATTGTCTCGCATTGGACCCTGCGCCAGCCGGGGAAAGGCTTCATCCTTGAATCGGGTGCGATCATCAACTGACCGGAGATGTTGTGAATCCAGTAAGTAGTTCCGTTCGTTATCTTTCCAGTTGAAATCATGCCGCATCCTCAAGGCTATCGAAGAAAGCCTCTGCTCCAGGGTTAGGAACTGATTGGACCCACGGGGAATAGTCCACCTCGTATCCCTCGTCCTGCGCTTTAGAGTACCGCTTTTTTGCCCTCTCCGCCATAACATCCATGTCGTGAAGGGTAAAATACGACATTGCGGCGGCAAAGATTCGGTCATCATGCTTGCCCTGCTGGTGGTCCATCCTTGTCTTTCCGCTCTCGGTCGAACTCTGCTCAAAACCTTCAATTTCCTCCAAAAGCCAGCGGGAGTTGACCTCAAACCACCCATTCTCGACAGCGTTCTTGAAGGCGTTCAAAAGCATTGGACGGCTCCACTCGTTCGTGAACCATCCTTCAGGAGAATGAGTAGTCTGGATGACCCGGAGAGTCTTGATGTCGTAGCGGCGGAATTTGTGATGGTTCCTGAATCCATGAAGTTTCAGAGCGTGATAGCACGAATCTCCGAACTTCCTCTTCTGCTCGATAATGATCCTCGGTTGCTCGTCTTCCATATACTGACCATAGTACGCGGCGATTGCAGCCACCCATGCGAAGACTTCGACGTTCGAGATGTCATCAGCCGCAAACTCGGCTACCTGCACGTCGGCACACGCATCCGTACCGTCCCTGTTGACTGTCATTGCCGTCCGGTCCCCGCCTACTCCAGTACCAGGGTCTACCGAGATCGAGTACCGCGCTCCCTTTTCCGGGTGATGATAGATCAGGAGTTTCTTGAGAGGATCAAATCCCTTGGACTCCGTATCCCCACGTAGAGGCATGAGAATCCACTCCAGCCTCACGTCGCCGGGAGTCTTCCATGGAACAGCTATTCGTTCCTTCTGGTAATCAACCTCATGCGGAGCCGGGTCGTGCTTCTCGGCTATGCCGTCACCGATCAGGCCGTAGACATCGACCGTGTGCTTTCTCCCTTTGTCGATGCCAGAGATTGTCTCCCGGTCGAAGACGGAATCGTTCTTGCCGATCAGAGCCTCAAAGTCGTCGCAGGGCATGTGACGCAACCATGACTTCTGCGCTCCCCGGCGAAGTGCGCTCTCGTAATTGAACTCCCAAAACCACTTCTGCTCAATCGGCATCGTCCATTCTTTTCCGATGACACGAGTGATCGCCTCAGAATTTCTTGCGTACGCCTCGCACCTGTTCGCCGTTGCAATCGTTCTGCTGTTCGGCTCCCAGCCCTTCGGAATCGGAAACTCCTTCAGCCACTCAGCCTTGGGATAAAGCTCTGGCGTCAGGAACCACGGAATGAAGAGCGGATAAAGCCTTGAACGGCCCTGGAAGTAGAATTCCTTATTCTCAAGCCACTGCCGCGCCCACCATCCCGTGTTTCCGTTTCCTGTCGATTCCAAGATCATCAGGATATGAGGACCGGCGTGAACAGCCTTGAATAGACCTTCCTCAACCTGAACCTCGGCGTCTGGATAATCGCATAATTCACTCAAATGTATTGCTGTTGGCGTGGTTCCCTGGCCGATACCTGTTCTCATCGAACCAGACTGAATGACGATAGAAGATCCTACATGGGCGAACTCAAGCATAGCCTTGCCGCTGCGCTTGTCTTTGGTCTGCTGGGGAGGCAACCACCACGGCAAGTTCTCAAGAGCCGTGTACATCATCGTCATCATCTCGTAGGTCTTCTGATCGTCTACGCTGGCGATTGAAGCCTTGACGCCGATGGAGAATAAGGCCCTGTGAGTCATAAGGGCTTCGACCAGTGTAGAGAACCCACCTTGTCTTGCCTTAAGTAGTTGAATCTCAATAGGGTTTCCTTTGTCTTCCAAGTCTTTAATGACGTTGAATAGAACACGCTGCCCGCTGCGGAATTTGAACCGCATCAAAGTGTTCTCTGTGGCGATGTAGTGATAGCGGGTCAGGTAGTATTCAAAATTCAGAATACACATGGCGCGTTCGTTCTGAATCCACCGCTTCGTCTTTGCGTCGAATGTGGAGTCGTCCCAAACCACGTCACCCTTGGAGTTCTTCACTCCAAGGCTTTCTATGTATCGGTTGACCTTATCGACTTGCTCTATCGAGTGCTCGACCGGACGCCACTTGTACTTGGCTTCAAACCTGTCCAACTTCTCGTTAATGATTCTCTGGCAATAGATGGCTACACCTCGGCGTCCAAATACTCGACTTCAGGTGCGTTGATTGGGACGGTTGAAATCGACGATGGAACAGACGCCTCCAGTTGCGGCCTCACCACATCCTGAATCTCCCTCATGTAAGAGTCCATACTGGGCAATTCTTCTCCGTCATCGTCATCCTTGCTCGCCTGAACAACGGTTTGGTTAGCCTGATTCGCGTAGATGTTGGTTGTCGATCCCTTCGGTGCTTGAAGATTCCCGGTGATCTTGTGGAACATCTCCATCGCCTTCACGTCACCGTTCGTCTTACCGACCACCTTCATCTGTCTGGTTTCCACATCGTAGGCCGTGATGGGAACCTCGTCGGTAGCTGCCTTGATCGTCGATTCCATGACCTTCGGCTTGGCCATCGCCACAATCATGCGGCTGGAATCCTCCCCCTGCTGCATCAAAGCCCCGGTGACGACCTCGACAAATTCACGTGCGGTAAGGCCAGCAGCCGTGAAGATTTCTTCGATGGTGAGGTACTTCCTGTCTCCGACAGAGATGGAGTCCCACTTTTGCATGAAGGCGATTGCGTCTTCGGACTCGTCTCCACGGAGCGCCTCGATTGCGTTATCCACACTCCCTGCGCCACGAATGATACGTGGGGTAACATTCGGCACCCCTTCCATCAAAGACTCATCGAGTCCGAGATGCTTTACGGCGTACTCTCTCTTGGTCAGCCGGTGACGGTCGCTGCTGATGATTTTCGGTTTCTTCAAGGCTTTCGAGGTATTCCCGGCCTTCGCGCTCTTCTTCTGTTTCCCGGCTATACTTTGCGATGAATACTTCCGCCCCAGCTTTACCGGAGAACGTGTGCCCTTGTTGCGCATCGTTGAACCTCTTGAGTTGAAGTGTAAGCCCCTCTATCGCCTGAATCAATTCACTTTTTCTTGGCATACAGTTCGGGCCTCTTGAACCTGACCTTTTCGCGGCGAGGGCCAGCATGGGTGTTAACCATCACCGGGATCGGCAAATCGTTCTCCTCCCGCGCCGTGTTGGGGGAGTCTGTCTTGTAGTCTCCCGTCACCTTTTCGTCTACCACTTCTCCAACGTTCTCCGGGTCAGGCAGGACGGTTTCAGACCCCCATACCAGAGTCCCCGGAGTGATCGACCGGACGTAGGTCAGCTTCAGTTCAAAGTTGACAGAGAAGCCGGGATAGCACACATCGTCCTGAAGCGTGCAGTCCCGGTCAAGAGCGTCAGCAATCTTCCCGACGATGATCTGTTTGATTTCAGCCCCGCAGAGGGGGTCATTCAAGGTTTTCTCGGCTGGCATTTCGTTCTCCTACTGCACGATGCTGATTTTTGACGCGGGCCACTTCCATCGCACATAGACCTCGCAGGCCATGACAGACTGCTGGACAAACTGGAGAGCCTGATTCTTGGCGTCTCCATCTGGGATAGTGGCGTTGATTGTCTCGGCGAACTGCTTTGCCGATTCGAGGATGGACTTGATCGCCTCATCCTGCCCGTTTCCGTGACCCGGCTCGCGGAACCACTCGTCGATCTGGTACTGAGGGATCGCCATTACATCGCCTTTCTTACAGGCTTCTTTCTGGTTGAGGACTTCTCAAACTCCTGATCGGGAAGCGCACGCTTCACCTTTCCCGACAATCTCGGTGCGAACAACTTCTGATCCTTCAATGCTCTCTTGACCTTCACGGTTTCCTCCATTTCAGTTAGTTCAAATCGGCGAGTTCTTGACGGGGTGACGGATGAGAGATGGCGTTCGCTTCTCGCTCTTCTCTTCGGCTATGCGCCTATTCAATTCTGTCTTGGAAACACTGAGAACTTGCCCTAGCAGATCCTCAAAGGCTTTGTACTCGGAAGATTGCGGCTTTGACTTCATCTACTCATCAACCCTTCTCGAATAGCATTTTGCGCGATCTTGTCAACGGGAACCGCTCGTCTCGTCGAAACCGATATTAGTTCTACATCTCCGCTTCCCACGAGGACAACGTGAGGGATAAACCACTCCGAAGACCCATGGGTCTGAATATGAATTCTCTTAGTGTCGTAAGTCGCTTCGACAATCTCTGGAAGTGCGTCAGGTCGAACCGAAAAGTGATTGGTTCCATTCCTGTAACCGGCAAGTTTTCGTTCTGGCCGTAATTGCTCGTTATAGGCAGTGCAGCAAGATTGAAACGCGGTGCAGAGTTCTTCCCACTTTAGCGGCATCTTCTCGGCCTCAATGTCGCGGTTCATTGCGACCGTTTGGGCCATTTCTCTGTCTACCCTCTTACTTGTCTCGATCTCCTCGCCAAGAGATCTCGCCCATTCTTCTGGATTACTCATGCTATTCCCCTTCGCTTCCAAGGAAAGCGTTACGAACATAATACCCTTGTTAACGATTTGCATCTAGACGAACCACTGGAACCGAGAAAATCTCGGACGGCATCTGCCTTTCTTTGAGTTGAGTGAAACTCCGAATCACCCCCATCAACTCCTTACGGCGAGAGTCAATCTCTCGAATCTGCCCCTGAGCGTCAGCAATGGCCTCGTCGAGGTCGATTCCTACCGTTACACTAGCGTGCAATTTTTCTTGATTTCCGTTAGACATTGATATACCCTCCAT